GTTGCAGTGATGTGTTGATTCAGTCGTACATGCAGCATGCCATCTGGCTTGACGAATGCAGAGATACCATCCACAAAGTTAGTTAGATAACTATCTAATGCAGACAGCCTCCTGAGTTTACCTAAGAACTCGCTGGCTTCTTGCATACCTTTACCGGCGGCAACCCGTTCGAGTATCTCCAGGTTCCCTTTAGAAGTTCCGAATCCGTTGGCACTAGCCCACTTTGCATTTGGAGGAGTGAATTTAAGTCCCGCAACTTCCCGTGTAGGGTGATATTCAAATCCTGTTCCATTGCATTGTGTGCATTTAGTAGCCTTCTTAAACAGTCCTCCATCTTTCTTCTCCTTGAAAAACGAACCCTTGCCTTTGCAGGTAGGGCACTGTACTGCTTTCGTTTTATATAGGGTAGTGAAGTGCTGCTTGACTGCCAGCTTGAAATCTTGGTCAGTCATGTAAGGTGTGATTGCAGCAGCCCATCTGTTCTTGTCGATAGGCTTACGGCTAAATACTACCCATGATAATTGTTCAGGGCTGTTCAGGTTGATGGGTGTATCGCCCATCAGGGTACGAACATACTCATTGATGGAGCGTTCAAGTTCTGCCTTCTCCGTCTCAAATTCAGTACGAACGTGCTCAAGTTTGGACTGGTCTACCTTGAATCCATTCTGGTACATCCGTGCCAGTACAACCGTCACTTCATTTGTAAGCTCGATTGTCGGACGAAGACCCTCATCCGAGACTGACGAAAGTCTGGATTGTATCTTCTGAAAGATTCCCTCGGTAGCAAGCAGGTCGTGTCGTAGATAATCCGAGAGTTCATCATGTGGGATATCTCGTGTTGAGTATCCCTGTTTGAAGTAAGCATGCAGCGTGTCTTGTTTTTTGTACTCACACTCGTATCTTTCAGCCACAGAACCTAAGTCCAGCGACGCATTCTGTCCACGCTGCAGCACATACTCTGCAAGCATCGTATCAAACACAGGCCCATCGTACTTGAAGCCTGATTCCCAGAGCCACAGCAGGTCGTGGCTGATGTTGTGACCCACTAGCATGGTCGTCTTGTCGAGCCATTCTTGCACCCGATTACGCCCATTCTCAGTGGGCTGTACTTGAGAGTGATCAAAGGTGATGATCTCGTGCTCACCACCTACTGGAAGTACACCCACCATCACAAGTGTATTTCCAGGTTCAAATGGATCTAAGTGTTTCTTTCCATCCTTGTTTGTTACTGTGTTCTCAACGTCCAGTATCAGAATCATTGCCGTACCTTTCACGAATTATTAGGTTGGCTTGCGGTACATCTTCTCTCGGTGTTACAGACTGTCGGATTATATCTGCGAATGCCGACAGTTTGTTAAGGTTCTTTTCATTCTTCAACCATGTCTCGGTGAAGCCTGCCTCTATTGCTTTGTCGTAATCACTCATGATGAATACACTCCGGTAGTGAAGTCGAACTCACAGTTCACGATACGATGCACACCACTAATCTTGTTCTTCACAATGTTCAGGTACCGCATACCATCGTCCTCCGTCTGATCATTCATTGGCGGGTTCCTTGCAATCAGAATCATAAGGTCAGACTCACCTGCCAGTCCAGTCTTGCTGCCCTCAATCATTGCCTGTGACAGTACGATCTTGCCCTCTGCCTCGGCAGACAACTGAGTGCAGTATACCACCAGACATCCATACATCTTGCCAATGTTACGTGCATAGATTGCATTGGCCTTGAGTGACTCGTGATTGTTAGATGCAGCACCATCCTCTGCGAACTTGCTACCGATGTCCATGATCACAACGTCAGGCTTGTGATTCTTGATCACTGCCTCAGCCCAACGCATGGTCTTGCCTGTTGCATCTACAAACTTCAGGTTGTCCTTGATTGGATCGTACAGTCTGTGTGCCTGATTCTTGTTAGCCACAATCTGTGCCATGGTCATGCCTGTTGCAGCAGTCATGTACCGTGCAGCCACACGCTCAGGTTTTTCTTCATTACAGAGCACAAGAATCTTGGCACCCTGTGATGCCCAGCCATGTGGTGCAGCACACAGTGTTGCATGGAAGCTGGACTTACCTACGTTGGATCGAGCACCAATCACAAACAGCATGCCGTTGTCCAGGCCCTGCACTGCATGATGCAGACTGTGCACATTGAACTGCCACTTGGTATTGTTCGATGCATTGTGGATGAGATTGTCGATGCTGTTGTCTACGTAGTTAACACGAATGCTTGGTGTGAAATCATCTTGGTAACTGTCGAGGATAGTACGCAAGGGTTCCATGGATGACTGCTCACCATTGACATACTGGAATCCAAGGTTGGCAACTTCTTCACCCACAACTTGACGAAACATGTGGGACAGAACTTCCTGTGCCACGTCAGAGCCAAGTGAATCTTCCTTGCGGATTCTATCGAAGATTAGTTTGTAGGATTGTTTCTGTGCGGTAGTAAGGGTGGGGTTGCTGGTTAGGAATAATGCCTCTACTTCATCGACTGTCAGGTCACGCTGGTATGTCTCCATGGCCTGATCAATCGTGACCTTGATCTTACGCAAGTCTTTGGTGAACAACTTCTCTGGGCATTTGTTGCCACGAGTGTCGTCGTAGAAGGACTTGTTAGTAAGACTCTTGAGTAATGCATGTTCCATTTAATCTCCAATGTATTTTCTAAGGTTGTCAATATCGTCTTCGTTTCTGTACTTAACATCATCTCGTAATCGTATGGCACTAGCATTGACACCATGTGATCTTAGCTCACGAGTGTACTCAACAGTCTTGTACAGGGCATCAGGATCAAGTGCAATCAGTACAGAGGTGTATTGTAACAGCATGTCCTTGTGTTCGGGAAGTAGCTGAGTGCCAAGCAAGGCAAAGCCTGTGCCTCCGATCTCTTCAATGACTGTTGCACTCACACAATCCTCAACCACAAATGCGTACTTGCTGTTGCCACGAATGTATGCAGTACGGGCAATGCCATAGCGTTTCCACTTAGGCTGCAGTGTGTCACCCACTGCCCTACCCACTGCATCGACAATCAGTTTGGTGCCTGGATCGTAGACAGGAAACACAACACGATCTTCACGGATGTCATAGCGCAGGTCCAGTTTGGCTGCGTCCAGCCCCCACTTCTCACAGTAGTCCTGCATCCGAGGCTCAGTGTAACGCATGACCACCCACTCTGGCAGAGAGAAGGGATCGACAGGGATATCGTCGAAACTTTGAGACAAGAATCTTTTGATGTCCTCTGCTCTGAGATTGGCACGAGTGCCGCCAGATGCATCACAACTGTTGGCGTAGCAGTTCCACAGTAGGGAACCCATCTCATTCTTTGCAGTGAAAGTATTCTTTCGGTGACACACAGGGCAGTTACCTCTGTATGTTTTACCTACGGATAAGTCTAAGTCTTCAACGAATTGTTTTATGTTCATATGTATCACCTGCCGTGTAAGGCGGAGCCTATCATGTATTTTGAGAAGTGTCAAACAGCTTTTGGAATCGAGCAGTCGATGCCTCTGTTGCTGACTTAAGTGTATGTTTTATATAGGGCATTACCGATTGTGCATTGGCATGTCCTGTCACTGCCTGTATCTGGAATACCCCTACACCAGCGTCAACCATTTCAGTGATGCCAGTCCTTCGCATGTCCATGATCTGGAGATGCTCTGGTAGTCCTGCCTCTCGCATGATTTTCCTAGCGTGTGAGGTAAGTAGATGTTTTGTATAAGGTTTTGGATAGACCTTATCGTAGAGGCAGACAGGAGCAACATAGGGCTGGAACCCCATGTCCTCCTTCTGTGCCACGAGTAGTTCGTGTAGGTCATCTGGGGTCGGAAGCTCCACTCTTGCCTTGCGTTTTGATTGCTCAAGATATAGTACGTGCTCGTCAAAGTCATAGTTTTCCCATTTCAAATTGGACATGTCGCCCAGCCTCTGGCACCAGACATATGCCATCTGCACGATAAGCCCCACAGAACGCCATTTAAACTGGCTGTATGCCGTCTTCAGGAAGAGGTTGATCTGCTCCTGCTCCCACACTTCTCGACGTGGCCTGTGTGCCTTCTTACGCACCACCGTCCAGGGGTTGTGATCAATGTAGCCGAGGGAGATAGCCCAATTGTAGAGCCTGCTGCACACTGCCTTGCAGTGATTGGCAAACGGGATACCCCTCTCAGCCAATTGATTGTAGATAAACTGGGCATCAGGTGCTTTCATATCATCTGCAAAGAACTGATCCACCTTCTTGCCCCGCATGTGGCAGGCAAGGATAGCTTCCAGATTGTATCTATAATCACGCTGAGTATTGGGAGTCAGTGACCTGTAATCCAGTGACTTGTAGTATTCACGAACTAGCGTGGTCAGTTTTCTCTGTCCCAGTTTAGGACCGAACATTACAGGTGCCCCTCTGTTAGATCAAACCATACCTGATACAACTCAAGGAATGCCTTGACATCTGGTGTATCAGGGTCAATGTACTTCATGGTCTTGCGGAATCGCTCACCGAACTCAAACATATTCCCATGAAACTCCAGCGCATTGATCAGGATATTAGCCTGCTCTGGATTCTCTGTGGTGTCAATCTCAATTGTCACTTTCATTTACTGCCTCCATAATTGTGGGCACAACTTCACTCAGAACAACTGCACATTGGCATGCCACATCACGATGTTCTTGCTGGGTGTCCATGCTGGTACGCACTTGGACATAGTGCAGCCATGACCGGAGTGTGCCAGACATGTACAACTTAGACATGGTCAAACCCTCTGGCAATACCTTACGTGCTACCTCCTTGGCAATGCCCTGTGCCAGTGCATTCTTGTAGGCAGAAACTGCATTGGACACTAGCCTTGCCTGCTCATCAGACCACCACCGCATAAGCTCTCTGTCCTCGCAGGGCAGGCTGGACTGTCGATTCTTTTCATCTTGCATCCGTGTACCTGCAATAGTGAACTCATCTGACTCAGCGTACCTTTGACTGAACTCCTGAAAGCTGAACGATCTGTGCCTGAGAATCTGCCTTGCAATATCTCGTGTGGTATTGATCTCCATGCAGACGGATGCCATTTCAAACGGTGACCAGTGCTTGTGTTTGATCAGGTACTTAATTAGTTTGCGGTACTCAGGATTGTCCTGGTTCTCAGGGTTAGATACTCGTGCCATACGAGCAACCCATGCCTCTGCATTGGGTGTGTTCCAGACTAGTTTAACTTTACTCATGTGTTCTTCTCCTTTAGTTTGGCTTCGACTGCTTTACCAAAAGACCTGATTCCATAATTACTCCCATGCTGATAGAGAAACTTATCGGCGTAATCGTAAATCTCCTCAGCCGTCAGCCCAACCCATTCACGTTTTACATGGTCGTGCATTGCCATCATTGCGTTTGCAAACCATCCAGTCATTAGCCCTTCGTCAATATCTTCAATACGCCAACTTTGATCTGCCACTGTGTTAATAAAAAACCTAGCCCATGCTTGTGCATATCGATGGCTTGGCGTAGTGCCTCTATTTGGTTTTCTCGTAGCTCAGACTCCAGTGCGTCTAGCGCCTGATCCATTGTGTCTGCATGGCCTGTTGCTAGGTCAAATGTACCCATGATTCGGATAAGTCGATCTTTGCTGGAGTCAAAAGCATCAGCAGCCTCCTCCAGCAAGTCAGCAATACGATCAGGCTTACCCTCCTGCACAGACTTGCGAGTGCTGATCTGCCTGCGTATCTCTGCTCGTTTGCGTAGACGATAGACTAGATCATCCACTGTTCTTCTCCTTCAGTTTGGCTTCGATTGCTTTAATGAAGTCAACCGTGTACGCTCCATACGCAATGTAGTTTTCCTCGCAAAATGGTTTAAGCTCCTCATCCGTCAGCCTCAACCCGGTTTGCAATTTCAAGTCCGCTAACTGTGCTCATCCTACACCTCCAGCCGTTCAAGCAGGCTTTGTAGATTCATCGACTCACGATTAACTCTCTGACAAGCATCATAAAAAGCATTTGCAATCGGTGACATTGCAGTGGTGAGCTTCTCTTGGTCGTGTGACTTAACAGGCATATCAGCCAGCACTGGGTGAAGCCTATGCTCAAGCGTCTCCACAACGGAGCGCAGAAAATTAAGCTGGGTTTGCAGCTCCATCATTTGCCTGTCAATAACAGACCTGTACTGCTCTGTTTCCTCAACCTGTTTGATTTGATGCTGTTCCATAGCGCAAGCCTCCTGTTTTTGTCTGACTAACCAGCGTTCGTACTCTTGATATGTCATGCTCATGTGTTTTTCTCCTTTAGTGAGTTCTCGATGTCTCTTGCCAAGGTCATCAGGGCAGGCATTTGGTCGTAGCTAGGCCACCAGCTTGAAAGTGCTTTGATCTCCTCATCAGTAAGCCCAACCCATTCTTTCTTGCAATTAGGGCATTCAATCTCAGGCCCTGTGCCAAACCGTTCTACCCACCAATTGCGCTGACTTCTATCACCGTCATAGATCAGCTTCACATCACACTTGCAGCAGTGAATGTAGTCACCGTATGCCATGATCACCCCTTGCTCTGATTGCTTCGACACATGCATAGGCGAAATACTGTTGATCACACACTTTCGCACAAGCCTCTCGCTCTGCCTTCAGCAATGCCAATGCAAAGTTAATCAGGCCATCGTCCTTGAAGTTCCAGCGTCCAAAGTCGTCCATCCACCCATGCCGCTCGGCTAAGTCAAAGATCTCTTCGTCAGTCATGTCCATATCCTTTCTGTCTGTATAAAACTACTCGATGATTTCTACCGCTGCTTCTGTCTCAATCCAAACCTTTGCCCCGCAAGACAGCGGCTTGTCAGGAGAATACACCACCTTTGACGGACCATCAATCCGCACTTCATGCGCGTAGGTGTTGTCCTTGTATGTCTTCACCGTCAGCACGGGGTCCCGTGATCCGTGTTTCGTGTTCGAACGTACGACATGCTGATTGACGTGGATAATGGTCTTCATATCCATACTCCTAGAACGTTCATCAAGGGCCGTGGTTCGTGGTCCTTGGTCAATTTATCGACAATGTCGGCGTTCTTAACCTTGTAGCTGTAGCCGGTGTTGCCTGCGGTGAGCTGCTCTTTGTAGACGTCCACGATGTGGTTGTTCTTAAAGTCCCGCAGGATGGT